CACTGTGGTTGCTGGAACTTCTGCGTAAGTTGAATTAGAAGTTACATTAGTTGTAGTTATATTATATAAACTTGGATAAAGTCTTGATATATTATCTGCTACTGCATCAAATACAGACTTCCTTGGGAATGTTGGATTGATATATAAGTTAGCTTCATCTGAATGTGCAGCTGCTGTTGTTCCTGCATATCCTCTTGATACAGTTAATGTTCTAGTAGAAGTATTAGCTGCAGTTACTAGCATTAACTCTTGGTCAATCTCTACTAATGCACCATTACCTAAAAGGTTTTCTTCTTCAGAACTAAATAGTCCTGATTCATAATTTAAAGAAGTTACTGAATCATTTATGCCACCTTCTAACCTAGAAAACGCAGACAAATCATCTGGTTTATTTAAAAAATCTCTATATATTCTATCTACAAGTGTGCTTACTGCTGCCATATAACTCCATAATACTAGAGGGAGATGTATTTATCTCCCTCTAATAAATATACTATCTAATTCCTAATTAGGAAGTAGCTAGGTTTGTAATTTTGCCGTGGAATTGTTCTGGACCATATTCTAATCCAATTTCTCCATAGACTTGATACTTGTAAGCTGCTCCTGATTGAGCTAGTGGCTCAACAAAGAAGTGTCCTTTTCCTGGAATATCCAAGAAAACTGGCTTACAAAATGCAAGGTCAGCAATTACAATATCATCTGCTGGTACGTGTCTGCTATAGACAATACCAATCTCACCAAAGTCAGTTTCTATAGTGTTGATATTAACACCACCATAGTTTCTATCTCTTGGTGCAAGTGATAATGCACTTGAATAGATAGATGATAGTTTTTGCTTTTGAAAGGCGTTAGCAAACATTACAGGTTGCTCAAATGGAGCTCCTGAATCTGCCATAGATTTTAGAATAGTATTAACATCTCCTTGTGCTAATGCTCCTCCAGCAGCTGCTCTCTCGTTAGTTGAGATAGCTGCTAACATACCTCTTGTTTTTCTTGCTGTTGTTACGTTTGTATCTGCAACATAAGTACCTTGCAAGAAAGAGAACTCTATATCTCTAGCTGCTCTCTTTAAAGCCATATCTAATTGGAAAGCCAATTCATCTTGAACTGGTTGGTTTCCTATAATAGCTTGTCCAGAAAGGTTTCCTGTTGCTGCTTGTTTTGTATATGATACGTTTACACCATATTGCATAATTTGAGTAACGTTAATTACTTCACTTCTGCTTCTCTCTGCATATGTTGGGTCTGCACCTTCTACAGCTGCTGTTTGAGCTGCGGCTGCATTGTCAACTGTTTGCCAGGTGAATTGCTTAGAGGTAACTGATTTACCTCCAGTCATTCCACCAATAGCAGAAAGAAATGGTGTATCATTTGGAGTTATATTAAATAACTCTCCTACGTAATTGGGTAAATCATACGAATCACCCATTCCTGATACTGCACCCATTTTAATTCTCCTTTTTTATTTAATTAATAGAGAATAATTTTTATAATTTTTTCTCCATTAGGGCTTTTAATTTTTCTGCTTTGAGAGCTGAACTTGTTTGCCAATCACCATCTTGCTGTGCTTGTGCAATCTGGTCATTTACATCAACTTGTTCAACTGGAACACTAGCTTCAATAACAGTATCTAAACTGTCTTGACTTGTAACTACCCTAGCCTTTTGTGCTTCTTGTTCCTGTACTGCTGGAGCTTCATCACCCCAACCATATTGTTCAGCAGCAAATGCCTTTATCGCATCTACTTCCAAGTCGCCTTTGTAAAGGTCTTTAAGTGCTTTACCCTGTCCAGAAGCTGGATCAAATCCTGCATCTTGGATAACTTTATCCTGTTGCACAGATTTATATTCCTTCTCAACACCTTCAAGTTCTTTAATGCGTTCTCGCATATTCTTGATAGTATTGTTATCTTCCTCTTGCGTTTCTTCCACTGTATTTTCTTCTATGTTTTCCATATTCTCTCCTCTCCCAGTTTCTACTAACTGCATTACTCTGGGGAATGTAATGCGATAGGCGACAAATTAAAATAATGAATAACTTGAATTGTCAGCCACTTCTGGGCTATTCAGATACTAGGCGAATTGTGTTACGCAGTTTACACGCCAGATATAAACTGGAGGTGCAGAGTCAATTTGTACTCGCAGACTACCACTATGCGATACTCTTATACTACTATATGTTGTGGTATTGTGTAAAGTTTATAAATTATTGTTCAGTTAAACCAGTAACTCTTGAACCTTGTCTTGCTGCTCCACCGATTGCAGAAAATCTACTTTCTTCTTCTGCTTGTAATCTTCTAAGTTCTTCTGCTTCATCTGGACTTTGAAATAACATAGCTTCAGTAAACTTCTCCAGATTAAATACATCTTCTTGTGCAACTGACTTACCACCTCTTTGTTGTAACTCTTGTATTCTTGGTATTTGGTCAGCAGCAGTTGAAAAGAATTGTCTTGCTTGTTGTTGATTAAGACCTGCTTTCCTTAACTTCTCTGCTGTGGATAAATCAACAGTGAATCCTGCTTTAGCAGCTTCACCACCAATCTGTGCTGTAGTTACTTTACCAGCAACTATATCTTCACCAACTGATGGATCTATCGCACCAAGGAATATTGATTCCTCTGTCAAGTCAATACCATAATTGGTTGCATAAAAATCTTGTACTTCTTGTATGTTCTCTTGAACTCCTTGAAACACAGCACCAACTCTTTGTTGAAACTCTCTTGCTGATACTTCACCTTCAATAAGACTTGTTAATCTATCTTGAAGTAATGATTCAGATATTTCTCTTGATACACCATATTCAGCTAGTGTTCCCATATAAGATTCTTTTAATCCTACATAAGTTACTTCATCAAACTTAACTGTTCCATCAGCTCTTTTATTACCAGGAAATAAAGTTTCATATTCAGTTGTTCCTCTTACTTCTGCTATAGCAACTTTTGGATTACCTGTTCTAGCCCACTCATCAGCAAACAAATTAAGTAAGTTATCAGGCATATTTGGATATAAAGACTTTGCTAATTCTAAATAAGTAGCCATTATTGATTAACTCCTTGTGTTGCTAACCCTTCACCTAACGCTTGTGTTAAAGCTTGAGTTGCATCTTGTGTTACTTGTGTAATATTATTTTCTAAACCTTTTTCTCTTAGTGTAGTTTGTGCAGTAGCAAAGTCATTACTCTTTACCATTTCCTGCCACCAACCTTGTGTTTCATCTGCTGTCTGTCCCCAAACAGAAGTTGTTAAGTTTCTCCAAGGTCTTGCTATATCATCATAAGTTAATTCTGGATTTGTATAATTACTAAAAGCAGCAAGTCTTGATTGTTTAAGCGAACCAATTAAAGTATCTTTATAATCTGGATCATCTCTTAACCTACCTGCCATTTCTGCTTTTTCTTGGTCAGTAAGTTTTCCAAGTGTTGGACCTAACCAAGTAGCAAACAATTCTTCTACTTCTCTTTCTCTAGCTGTAGTTCTATCTACACCACTAATAGCAGTAGATGATAAATATGTTTCAAACTGTGCATCTCTTTTACCTGCAGCATAAGGATCTGCAAATAAAGCTATTTGTTCTGTTGTGTAAGCATCTGACCATTCTCCAGATACATACCTACCAGCAACCCAATTAATTAATGCTTCTGGTGCATTAGATACACCTGATGCTTGTAATGAATTAGCAACTGCTAACTGTGCATCTGTTGTAAGTTGTGCAGCAGTTGAAGGATCAGAGTAATAAGTTCTTAACCATTCTCTTTCTGAATCATTATGTTCTTGATACCAGCTAGTTACTTGCCATTCAGCATCTGTAACTACTCTACCTTCTACAGCAGCTTCAGCAATTAATGAAATCATCTCTGGATCTTTTATCCAAGGTGCTACTAATGCTTGTTCGCCTATTGTTTCTACAAAACTTGCAAAAGGATTATCTATATCTGCTGATAATTGATCTGTATTACCTGTAACTATGGCAATCTTATCAAAGAATACTTTACTTACTGGAGCACCTGTTAGAGATGGTGCTTCAGGTGAATATATACCTGCTTTGACAATATCATTTTCTTGTACTTCATAAGCCATAAATATTGGATTACCTTCATAAAGTTCTCCATTAGAACCAGGTACTTCATAAACTATGTAATTTGTTCCATCAACATTCCACAAGTACGCACCTTCTGGAATATTCAAGAAATCATAAATATCTCCTGCATTACCTTCTTGTTGTTCACCACCTTGCTGACCACCACATTGCTGACCACCACCTTCTTGACCACCACCTTCTTGACCACCACCACTTTCATCATCACTTGTAAAATCATCATCACCTGTAAAATCATCATCACCTGTGCCAGTATCACCTGTGCCAGTATCACCTGTGCCAGTATCACCTGTTGTATCTGTTATTGGAAATGGAACGCCTGAACCTTCAGCTATATCTTCATATCCTAAAGCATTCAAAAATGTATTTCTTTCTTGCTCCCCACTACCTCTTAATGTTATTTCAATACTTGCTTTCATAGCATCATCTAAACCTTTTTGAAATTGTTTTCTTTCATATTCTCCAGTGGCTGCTTTTGGTGGTGTAAGGTTTTGCCCTATATTGCTTTTAGAAGATAAAATTTGTTCTGCTGTTGTAAATAAATCTTTTTCTGTAAAACCTGATTTTTTATTAGTTTCTGGTAAACCTGTTCTTAATAAGTTATCTGCTATATTTTGAGCAGCCGATATTTCATCTTGATTAAATTTAGTAGCTTTTGTTTTTTTCCCTACATCATATAATTTTGTTCCATCTGGTAAAACTACTGGTGTTGTTTTAGTTTCTGTTGCACCTTTAAGTTGTTTATCTATATCATTATCAGTAACTGCTTTTTTTACAGAACCAGACTTTTGACCTGATTCTAATTTTTTAGCTATATAATAAAGAGCTAAATCTCCTATATATTTATCTCCTGAAAATGCCATTATTTACCTGTATTCATTCTTGGTCGTTCCCCACCAGCGTTTGACCTTCTAGTAATTGCATCTAATAATTGTGCTGCGTATCTTTCATTATCATTTGGTGGTGTACCAAATTGGTTAGTTATCCCTGGACTTCTACTTGTTGTATCTATTGGTACAGGAACTTCTGGTTTAGGTGGACTTATTTCTATTGGTTGCATATCTACTTCCATATTCATTAATTCTTCACTAAGGTTTTTATTAATACCAGCAATATAATCAGCTATTGAAGTTCCTTTAGAATCTACTTCACTAAAATTAATTGTTCCATTGTCTTTTAATGTCTGTGCTTTACCAGGACCAGCAAACCAAGCAACTGATACTAAATCCCAAGAACCATATTTATCAAAATACTTTTGTACAAAAAATCTAGCTACATCATCTTGAGCTTTTGGATCATCTATACTAGCTCCTTTAAGACCTGCCATTTCTGTCCAAGATTTTTGTGTTTCTGTTCCATACCAATTAATATCTAATATTCCATATCCACCTAATGCTTGTACTTTTATTGGCTTACCTGTTACAGAATCTATAATAGTGCTTGGTTTATGAACAGCATTATAATTTCCAGAACTTTCTTTTTCCAACAATGCTTTTAAATATATATCCAATAAAGCTGGATTTGTATTCATATTATATGTTTTATCTTCTTCCATTACACTACCTTGGAGCACCTGTGATGCTATTAATAATGATACTATTAGTTGCTTGAATATCATCATAATCACCGAGCCTTTCTTTTTCCTCTTTAGTTATTCTATCAAATGCACTTAACATACTTGCTGTTGGATCAATCTTTGTTAATCCTTCATCTTGTATTAACTCTTGTGTATGGTTTCCATACTCTGCTAAATTATCTGGAGTAGCAATTTGATTTTGTGATTCTTCTGCTAACTTAACTTTTTGGTCATATGCTTTTTTAGAATCACTTAAATAAGTATCTGCTAATAATTTTAATTCATATGGTTTTGGTGTTCTACCTAAGTCTTGTTCAAATAAATTATTTACACTATTTGAAATAGCTTGATAATCAGGTGGTAAATAAGGTTGCACTTGTGAAGGCATAGATACTGGATTAGCTATATACTGTTGTAGTTTATTTTCCCAACCATTTTCAGCTTTGCCAATTCCTGATAAGTTAGCATCTCCCATAAGTCTTGCCATAACTTTACCTTCAACACCTCTTTGCCATACACCAGGTCTAAAAGGTATTCCAACTGCTGGACCTAATAATCCTGCATTAATTAATTCTGCTTGTAAATCCATAATTATATCTGGCATAAGTCCTTCAAATCCAAAGTTTTGATCTCCATCCATATAAAAATTTTCTCCAGAAACTGAACCTATTTCTATAGCTTCACCTTGATATGTTATAGGTTGATAAGATTCAACACCTAAAAAACCTGGACCAGTATTTACACCAGACAACATAGCTTGTATTGATTCTGAAGTTATATCAATTTCTTCAGAGTTATTTTCTAATTGCCAAGTTTCATTTGCAAAATTCCAACCCCAACCATTAACTAATTTTATAGCAGTAGCTCTATCACCAGCTGTAGCTAAAGCATTTAATTGTTCTTGAGTAGGTACAATAGCATTACTTCCTAATTCTTTTGGATTAGCAAGTATTCTTTTAATATCTTCTATGTATAATTCTAATTCTGTCATTTTGAATCTCCTTTTAATTCTAACAATAAATTATCTTCATATTCTGGTTCTAATTCTTTTGATAATAATTGATCAAATAAAGGACCAAAGTTTCCTGTTTCTTGTATTAATTGATTTGCATATGCTCTTAGCATATTTCTTACACCAATATATTTAGAAGATGATTTCCATATAGTTTCAGACATACCTGCTGCTACAAACTCATCAATAATTAACTGTCTTTTAGCTAAATATTTATTTGTAGCAATCATTACTTCATTATCTTGTAAATTTGGATCTTGTGCCATTTTAATTAATTGGTTTACTTGCATTTCTATTGATGGTTTTGCTGGTTGTCCAACAATAGAAGGTTGTCCATATCCCCAATATGTTTGCTCTAATTCTTTCTTTTTAGCATTTCTAAGATTTCTTGCTGCATCAGTATTGTTACCTGTAATTCCTATAGTTTGTTCATACTGCCTAAGAGCAATAGCACCAAGTAATTTATTCTTTGCAATAGCCCATTGTTCAGGAGTTCTGTAAACTCTAGCGTTTGATTGAAGTCCTGCTCTATAAGCTGGGAATGAAAACTCTGCATATACTGGTGGTGGTTCTAAATACCACGCAACTAAAGGATATAACTCGTATAAATCTTGATTTTCTTTATACCAATCAAATCCTTCTACAGTTACAGGAGATTTTTCTATTGAAATAGATTTAGAAACAGTTAATGGTAATGGGTTAAGTCCATATTTTTCAATAAATTTTGCTGTTGCTACAGCATCATCATAATTAACAGATTCTTTAATTGTTCTATATTCATCAGCTAATGTTTCAAACATAAAGTAATCCATATTTTCTGGCTTTAATTCATATATTGGACTTGCAACACCAGAAGGACCTATAAACTGTGATGCTATTCTTAAAGCATATAAAGTTTTTGATTTGTCTAAAGCTAACTCCATACCTGCTTTCATACCTGCTTCAGTAGAATCGTTAATCTGACCAGAATAAAGTAATGCTTTGTATGTGTCCATAACTGTATTTCCATAAATTCCTGTTGTATTTTCTTCTTTATTCCAAATTAATGTTGCTACTTTATCTAACCAAGATGGCATACCTATTGACTTAGCTATTGATTTTGGATCAGTAACATCAGGTGCTGGAAAATTACCAAATATTAAGTTATTCCACCAACTTTCACCAGGTTGGTTTTTTAAAACAAAAGCAGCAGGAATTGAAATTACAGGACCAAACCCTGGCATTATACTTGCTGCTATATTAATGCTTGAAGCATACACAGGCATATTTATTTTAGTAGTATCATCATCTCCAAACATATAGTTTTGTACTAAACCTGTGCCAGGATAATTAAATACTGCTTGTCCATTAGTAGGATTTTCAAAAAAGAAACCACTACCTGTATCTTCAAATGTATCTGTTGGTTGTGTTGAACCAGACCAAATTGTTTGTGTTCTAGGAACTATAGAAGGGTTGGCTCTCATTAAACCTACCCAAGTTGTTATAACTTCTTGGTAAGCATTACCGAAAGGAAATATCCATCTTGTTGCTTCCCAAAATCTTCTTTTCTCTGTAATGTCATAAAGCAATCCTTTTACTTTATCTACACCAGATCCTTTTGCAAATAACTCTATTAAGTTTGCATCATTAATACCATCAGCAACAGAGTTAATTTTTTCCATTTTTTTTATTTCACTCTCTGCTAAGTTAGCTTTTCTTGCACCAGCAATAATTTTTTGCTTTACTTCTTCTGTGCTTATAGCAATTAACTCTCTTGATTTCTTCCAATACTGTGCTTTAAATACAGGTATTCTTGAAAGATTATTTGTTCTATTAGTCATTAATATTTCCATACCCCATTGAACCCAACTATCCCAAGTTGATTGTTTTGCTGGAGAAGGAAGTGCTTTATATTTTACATTATCAGGTAAAAGTTCTCCAAACTCTTTTGCATATTCTTCTATTCCTACTTGCAAATCTGTGTCCCACGCTTCTTGTAATTCTTGCATTTTCTTTTTTGATAATTTATCACCTGTAAAAGGATCTACAATTTCATCTACAAGTTTGTTTAAATCAAGAACTGTATTGTCAGCTTTTGTAAACTTACCTGTTGCTATTAATTCCCATATTCCATTAGCAACATCTTCTTGACCTGTTTTTGTAACAGAATTTTTAATATGTTGTTCTAACATATCTACAAATTCTCCCATTACTTCTCTATTGTTACCTTTTTTTGCAACTTCAAAATATTTAGCAAACAAATTATTTCCCTTTACTGCAACAGCTTGTAATGCTTCAAATTCTGGAGTTCCTCTTGTTAATAAATCAGTAGTAAGTTGTTCGTATGCTTTAGCTTGGTCAGCAGGATCTAGCAATCGTATTTCTGCAATTCTTTTAGCAATTTTAGATTGCATAAGTTTTGTTACAACATTTACTTGACCTTTTTTCCATTTAGTTAAATCTTCAACTTTTTCTATATTTTCCCATTTAACAGTTGAATCAAATCCTGAAACTGCACCAAATGCTACTGACTCTGATTCTCCTATACCTTTTTCAAAAGTAGCACCACCACCCCAACCTCTTTCAGTTTTATATGCTCTTTTACTTGGAGAACCTATAATTCTTGAAATTAATTGCATTGGTCTTTCAGAAACACCAATAACACCATCTGCTAAAATTCTTAACTGTTCTTCACCAACTACTCTTAATGTCCAAGCTGGTCGTAAAAGAACTAAGGGTTTAAATAATGTACCCATATAAAAATCTAAACCTAGTTTAGAACCACCTTTTCCAACAATATCAACTAAATTTTTATATTGACCTTTCATACCTCTATCTAACTTATTAGCAAGTTTTATAACTTGAGAAACATCAGGTAAAATAGCTTCTTGTGTTAAAGTAGTTTCAAGAATTGGTTGTAAGTTTAATTGTTCGTTAGCAGCTAACTTCATTAATTCATCTGCATCTTCTCCTAATTCATCTGCTAATTTTAAAATTTGTGGTTCATCAATATTTTTTCCTAATTGGTTGTAAATAGTTTTATTTTTAACTACTTCATTAATTACATTTTTTTGATATGTTCCAAGAACATTAAATAAATCATCTACTATTGCTGTATCTTTTCCTACATTTTCTAATGCTCCTGTATAAATCTTTTTATAATCATTCATATCTTCTACGATTGAATTGACAATAATAGCTGACCTAGTTAATGGATCTTTAGTTTGTAGTTCATCAAGATTTTTCATCATAGTTCTTAATCGTTCGTTATGATTAATTAATTTTTCTTGTGGATCTAATGTTTGTAAAAACTTTGTGTAATGAACCATAAGAGCATCTGGATTCCTACCTGTAACATTTGTTTTATATTGTGCTCCAAAATACTTTCTTAAGTTATTTCTCCACCCAGTATTTTTTTGTATTTTAGGAACTAACCCTTCTGTTGCAGTAGCTAAAACTCTTGTTCCTTTGTAATCAATATTTTCTAACAATAAATCTTTAACAGCTTGGCGACCTGCTTTTATATC